ATGGATGCAAAGGAAACGAAAAGAAACGCGTACTTGTGCGAATCTTCTCAGAGTCTCGATAGTAATTTCTACCACCGACCCGTAAGTTTGAAAATTCTTCTCGCAATTTCCCAGCTTCAGCCACAACCAAGGTCTTGTCTGCCTTGTCCTTGGTTGCGTTCAGGATTTCTTGACGGATAGAGCCAGCCTGCACCTCAAATTCAGCCATGCTCAATTTCTGGTCCAGCTTGTTCTGCGTGTCTGTCTCAAGACTCTTCACAGACTGACTAATGTTCTCAGCAGTCACGTTGAGTGCGCTGATATCCGCTTTGGTTCTGAGGCCTTCAGTCAAACTTCTCACACCAGCATCTAGCGAATCAGCACGCTGTCTGAAGTTGGATTCAACTGTTGAAAGCTGTCCTTCTATATCTTCGAGAGCTGGACTCCAGTCAGTCGCTAGAGTCCCTTTTTCAAGTTTAATCCTACGAACGGAATAATTATTGTTTCCAGCATAGTCATACAAGGCCATCTCTCCCCTCGAATAACGAGGGTCATCGTTTGGGAAGATAACTGGACCCGTGAATGTGAACCGTTGCCATTCTTTGCTTGGAGTAATGTCTGCACTAGCTTTCAGACCGAAGCGGTTATTTTGATAATGATAAAAATGTAGAGGACGAATCTCACCACCGTCGTTGATTTTTAGATCAAACGATAGAGTCCAAATTTCCCCGACATTTTCTTGTGAAAGATATGGATGCAAAGGAAACGAAAAGA